AGAGAGTTTGTTGGTTCAATAGTAACTAACAGTTCAGGTACTATATCACTAGGTTCATAATATTGTTTATGGTGGATGGTTGCTTTTGCAACATTGGGAGAGTTTGATGCTCTCCCTTTTTTTATTAAAGAAAAATATCAATAATTTTATTATATTAGTATTATGGGCAAATTTATTATAAAACCTAGTTTTTTAGGTAAAAAGATAATGGGTTCAGTAGGTATAATTAATCTAACTGAGAAAACAAGTCAAAAGGATTTAAAAAAACTGTACAATGCTGGTTTTACTGATGTTGTATTACTAGAAAAGGTCAAAGATGAGCCAAAAGAAGATTAGTAACATAAAAGCTAGTACGGTTAAAACTGATCCGATAACTACTCCGATAGTTAAAAAGGAAAAGCGACCTAATCAGGACATTGAGCAAAAGTGGATACCATTTTTTCAAGATTCTGATAACATCTATGTTAATGATTTAGCAAAAAGGGCAAGGAGGTCTAGCACTCATTCTAGTATAGTAAATCAAAAGATAACATTTATAAAAGGTAAAGGATTTACATTTAAAGTGGATGGTGAGAATGTTCAATACGATGAGCTACCTAATGACTTTAAAGAATGGTGTAATGAAGTTAATCCTGACGGTGAGAGCTTGTACGAGGTGTTTAGTGATATTATACAGTCATATGTAATAACTGGTAATGCTTACCCTCATATTAAAAAAAGCGGTGATTATACGGCTTTATATTGCTATGATGCAACTACTGTTAGAAAAAGTAAAAAAGGTGATATAGCCTACTTATCCAACTTTTGGAGAGATATAGAATTATCAAATACTCCATCTGCTCAATATCCTGTAAATGAATTAGATTTCTTTGACGGTACAAATCAAAAGGAGTTTTTAATTCACATAATGAGAAAGTATCCTGAGTTCAACTTTTATGGATTACCAGATTACGTAGGTGCTTTGGATTGGATTGACATAGAATATAGAATGTCAAAGTACAATATCGATAAGTTTGATAATGGTTTTTTCCCTAGCGTATTAATACAAATGTTTGGTGAAGTTCCTGACGGAATGAATGCACAACAATATGTTGAAAAGATAAAAGATAAATTCACAGGAGAGGCAAATAATGATAAATTTTTAGTTGAGTTATTAGATAGCCCAGAACAGGCAGCAAGTATAAAAGAGTTTGAAAGAGAAAGAGATGGTGAGTTTATGGAACTATCTCAACTAACCACTAAAGCAATTATAACAGCTCATAGAATTACTCCAAGTTTAGCGGGTATTGAAACAGGTGGAAAGCTTGGAAGTAACCAACAGTTAAAAGATGAATATGATAAATTCATGAATAGTGTTGTTATTCCTGATTTTCAAGAGCCACTTTTAAAAGTATTAAATAGAATTATAAAGCGAGATACAAAGTATTCTAATATTGAAGTAGGAGTTTTAAATGTTAGTCCTGTTGGTGATAGTGCTAAGGTTGATTTAAACGCTGTTGTAACAATAAACGAGGCTAGAAAGATGCTAGGCTTAGAAATGTTAGAAGATGCAAGAGGTGAGTTATTTGTTAATGAGAACGCAGTACAGAATATAGAAGAAACTGACGAGGTAGAAGATGAAATTAATAACACTTATCAAAATAGTATTTATTCTAAAACTTATGCTGATTATCCAGATAGCGCAGTTAATAATGCAAAGAGAGGCATAAAGTTAAATGATGAAGTAAATAATAAATGTGCCACTAATGTAGGAAAGCAAAGAGCTCAGGACATATCTAATAGAAGAGGGTTATCTTTTAGCACTATAAAAAGAACATTTAGTTATTTATCAAGAGCAGAAGAGTATTACGACCCTAGTGATACTAAAGCATGTGGAACTATAAGTTATTTATTATGGGGAGGTAAGTCAATGAAGAGTTGGGCTGAAAGTAAGATAAAAGAAATTGAAAAAGGTTAATTATGGCGTATAATACTGAAATGATGACCTCAACGGAGGTAAGTAGCCAAGCTATAAACGATAATTATTTTGATACTGCTTATTTTGACAAGTATATTTTAACTAGTCAAAGAAAGTATGTTAAAAGTGTTTTAGGTAAAAAGTATTATGATCAGCTATTAACACAGATTGCTGGGGTTAGTTTAACGGGTGATAACACTATTATCTTAAATCAGTTTATTAAGCCAATGTTAGCTCATTACATAGTCTATGAGGTATATTCTAAGGTACATACTCAGCTTACTAATCAGGGTGCAATGGAAAACAATACAGAGCAATCTAGTCAGGCTACAAATTTTGAGTATTCACAAAGTAGAGATTTCTATATTAACAAAGCTGACTTTTGGAAAAAAGATATGATTGATTATATCAAAGAGGAGAAAAAATTAGATAGTACAAAGTTTCCATTATTTGATGATTGCGATACACCTCCACAAGTAAATAAAAAAGGTATAATATTTTATTAAGATATGGCAATACTACATAAGAATATTCAAAATCCTAATGACATTCATAATCCTAAGTGGTTACCAAGTGCCAACAATGGGGATTATGCTTTTAAGAATGAAAAAGGGCAACTAGAGAGTATTGATGAGTTATTACTTCCTGGGGCTTTAAACTTTGTTGATGGTAGTGTTGCTCCTCCTACAACTTCTACGGGTGACATTTACATTTTATCTAGTGGTGCAAGTGTAAATGCTGGATGGGGCTCTGTTGCCTTACAAGATTGGGTAAGATATGACGGTACTGCGTGGAATAGCCTAACACCTCAAAAGAGTTCTTTATGCTATGATAAAACTGCTGATAGTTTAAAGTTCTTTAATGGTACTGCATGGGCTGCTATTGGTGGTGGTGGTGGTGGTTCTTCAATCTATACTGCTGATGATACAATTGGAACGGGGAGAGTGGCAACTTTGACAGATAGTGTATCTTTCGGAAATTTAAAAATTGATTATGATAACATTTTATCAAACTATGTTCTAATTGGTAATAGAACACAAATGACCTCTGTAAGCACGTGTAACATTTTAATTGCGTCAAATGGTGGAATGGGTTTTAATGTTCCAGCAGGTTTAGATATTCAATTCAACATAGGCGGTTCTGCAGTTGGTTTTATTCATGATGACAAAACTTGGTCATTTGGTACTCATACAGGGAAGTTAGGAAGTGCAAAAGTTGAAATAAAAGGCGATGACACTTTATCAAGCTCATCCGCTTTACAAATTTATGACGGTGACGGAACGCCCAATTCACTTTGGGACTTTCGGAATAATGGGGATGTTCATTTAGGGCAATCAACTACATTTAATTCAACAAATTTTGAAATAATAAATCTAACTACAACAAGCGGGGCAAATTCCTACGCAACTTTAAACTCAAATTCAACGGGGCAAAATATTTCTTTAAGATTTGAGCAAGGGGGAGCGCCAAAATATAATATAGGAAGTTGGAACTCTATTTTTACAATTTATAATTTTACAAGTGGTTCTCAAGTCTTAACAATAGACACAACAGACAAGGTTAATTTATTGACTCCAAGCGTTACAACTAAAGATTTTAATATAGGAGGAACAGTCGATATAACAAATTCAGATACAAATCCTTTAAATGTTTCATCTCTAGCTAGTGGAAATTGCTTTTTATCTATTAATTCTAATTCAGCTTCTTTTAATGCCAATATACAGTATAAACAAGGAGGAGCTTCAAAATGGAATGCTGGTGTGTTAGCTGATGGAAGTTTTTCATTTTATAACCATACTAGCACTAATACACCAATAAAAATAAAAAGTTCAAATGTTATAAATATGCCCAATTTACCTACTAGCGCAAGTGGCTTATCTAGTGGTGATATTTACAACGATTCAGGAACTTTAAAAATAGTTTAACAAATAAATAAGATGATTAATAACAAAGAATATTACAAAATTACAGGAGATATAACCGCTGATTTTGGAGTAACGGTAACAGACCCAATAATAAAAGTATTTGTAACGGCTCAAGGGGTTGAAACAACAGGACTTTTACAAGCTGAGTACAATATCTATTATTCAGAGGATAACTATTTAAACGGTGCTTATTTTTTCAAGGCTTCTAAAGATGGAGAAAGAATGATTAATTTTGCTTATCCCATTGCTGATGTTCCTAATTGGGGGTATCAAACTTATAAGGATGACCAAAAGAAAATCATTGCAGATACTTTTGGTTTAGATGTGGCAAATGTTGAACTAGTAAATGAAGATTAAATGAACAAAGAACAAGCATTAAACATATTAGCTGAGTTGGCTTTTAAAGCTGATTTACCTAAGGGATTAACTGGAAATGATGCCAGAATGTATATTGAGCAAATTAACCAAGCCATAACAGTATTAAAAGCAATTATAAAAGAAGAATAAATTAATATCATGAAATTTTTAACGGTTGAATTTTTACTACAATTTATAGCATTGTTTATTGGTATTTTATCTGCTTTTATACGTTTCAATAACAAGACCGAAAAAAACACTTTATTAATCGTGCAGTTAGAAAAAGATGTACAAGCTATTAAAGAGGTAGAAAAAGAAAACTACGCAAAGCTTGAAAATAAAATTGGAAGAGTTGAGAATGATATAAGATGTATTGCTGCTGATATTGGAGAGATAAAAGGAATACTCAGTAAAATGGACGATAACAAATGAAGTTAAGTAATAGTTTTAGTTTATCAGAAATGCTCAAAAGTAATACGGCAAATCGTAGAGGCATAGAAGAGCAGTATAAGCCATCAAAAGAGGTTATTGATAATTTAACTAAACTTTGTAAAAAGGTTCTACAACCGATTAGAGATAGTTTAGAAATGCCTGTTAGGGTTACTAGTGGTTATAGATGTGAAGAGCTTAACAAAGCCATTGGAGGGAGTAGTAAAAGCCAACACGTAAAAGGTGAGGCAGCAGATATTGAACTTTGGATAGGAGGGCAGGAAAAGAACGCTATTTTATTAGATGAGATAATTAATTTAGTATTTAGACAGGAGATAGAGTTTGACCAGCTTATAATTGAGTATCCTGTTAATGATGTTCCTAAATGGATTCATATTTCACATAGTGATAAAAACAGAAATCAGATATTAATAGCAGAAAAGGTAAAAGGTAAAACAGTTTATAAAAAAGCGGATAGATGAAAAAGTTTATAGGTATTGCAAAAGGATTATTTAAGAAAGGCGAAGTTGTAAAAACGGTTGTTAATGGTATTGAAAAGATTGGAAAAGTAAAGGTGAGTAAAAAGAAAATTGCTCTCGGTATTATTATTGTTTTAGCTATCTTAGTACTTGCAGGGGTGATAAGTGAAGAAACTTTTATAGAGTTGTTTAAAGATATTAATTAAGATTTTCCAGCCTATTCTTAGGCTTATGTTTGTTTTGTTTTAGGAGGGAGTTGTTACCCTCCTTTTTTTGTTCTAAAAAATATAAATCTTACTTACAAAAACATACAAAAACTTATAAATATTAAAAAAATATTACTTTTATTCGTTATTTGTATTAAAAAAGTATTATCTTTGTTTAAACGAAACAATTTAAAACAACAAACATTATGGAAACGCAAAAAATAACATTAGGCACAACAGTAGCAACACCAAAAGGATTAGGTATTGTTATTGGATTCGGAGAATGTGTAGGAAGTACAAAGGTTGAACTTGAAAGCACTTTAAAAGTTAAAGAGTTTTTAAACAGTGAATTAAAATTTCTATCAAAATAATAATCAAATAACAACAACAAAACAAACAACATTATGGAAAAGTTCAAACAAACATTAGAGGAAATTCAAAAAGCAAATAACACTATTTTTAGTGTAGAGTTTATTAAGAAAGATGGTTCAGTAAGAACTATGACAGCTAGACTACACGTAAAGAAAGGTGTTAAAGGTACTGGAATGGCTTACAATCCAATAGAAAAGGGTTTACTTCCTGTTTGGGATATGCAAAAGAACGGTTTTAGAATGATTAACTTAAAAACTGTTACTAAATTACAAATCAAAGGAGAGGAGCTTGTTTAAGCTCTTCTTTATAAAACTAAAAACAATGAACAGATTAGAAAAATACGAGAAAAAGCTTTTAGCAGATGAATATTTTGGATGCAATAAAGATAGATTATACGAAGAGCTTTTAATACAAAGTATGAATCAAGAACAGATAAGAGAATGCGAAGATTTACTAATAACTTTGATGGGCAGAGATGAGTTTAACAAGCTATCTAAGGGAAATTTCGACATGATAGTAGTAGCAATGCAAGAATACGCTGAAACCTTTCAAAATAAATAGATATGGATATAGAAAAAGAATTGTTTCCTGAAAAGGATAAATTAAAAGGCAATAAAGATGAATTGACATCTATTATTGTTGATGAAGATTTAGACCCAATCAAATGTTATTTCTACGGTGATGGTTTAGTTCATTTAGATATAGAGCAATACAGTGAAATTGTTTTAAACAAACAAAACTTAAACACTTTGCGAAATTTACTATCTAAAGCAGAAAAATTTTATAGAGAAGAAGAAAGCCTGTAAAAGGGCTTTTTTTTATTAATTTTAAAATAAAAACATGAACAAAAAAACAATTATTATAGTAAGTATATTAGTATTCTTTGGTTTAATTTTAGGCTCTTATTTTATAGATTCTGAAATTTACACAGAAGTAGTTTTATGGCTCTTTGTAATACCAGCAATACTAGCAGTTATTTATCTTTTATTTATGCTTTATGTGGGGATTAAAAGCCTATTCAATAAAAAAAAATAAACACTACTCAGGGTTTAGATTTAGACCTTTCTTCAGGTGCAGAGAAATAACCGTAGTTTTTAAGTTTACAGATTCATGTAGATATGTTTCTGATGATGAACAACTAACAGAACAGATTAATAAACTCGTGGGCTTTGGTGCTTTATGGCATCATAGAAGCAGTGTTAGGATAGGCTGGAGATATTGCCCTAAAAAAGATAATATAAGGCTTTACAGTTATAAATACATGGAGGGAGTGAGAATACAAAAACATTTTGATACTGTTAAAATTGGTCAGTTTAACAAGCTAAGAATAAAAGCTCATAGAACATATTGGATAGGAAAGTATCTTTTTCCTTACTTTGGGGGCAAAGCTCCAGCTCCTCACGATATTAAAATTTTATTAGATTTTGTTTAATTAATTTTGCTAGGTATTAAAAAAGTATTATATTTGTAGTATACTAAACAACAAAACAAACAGACATGTCACAAGAAACAAAAACAGTAGAGGTATCAATAGCAGAAAGATTATTCACAGTTGAAGTAACTGAGTTTAATGAAAACGGTGATTACTATACACCATCTAACGGTTATTACGAGGTAGATACTGAGATATACGATGAGGATGCTAATAATGTAACTGAGTTAATCAATAGATATGAGAGTATTTATAATTTTGACTTTGAAGCAAAAGCACGAGAAAACTTTAACGATTAAATCACACACAATGGAAAAGTTAAATTTAGGGGAGTTTCTACATAGGAACTCCCACAAGTCAAATAAAGAGCTAGCGGATAGCATTAGAGATGTTAAGAAGCTATCTAATAGACATGACAACGTAGTTGTACACCAAGAAAAGAAAAGCCTTATAAGCACAGCTAA